GCGATTTTTGACTGCCCTAAATCGTTTGCAACAGTAATGATGTACCATTTCTCTCCTTTCCTTACTTTACGTTGAAAAAAATCTGCCTGCACAAAGCACATGTAAGTGGCGGCAACTGCGGCCATAAAGGTCTTTCCTGATCGTCGGCCCATTGCCCAAATGGCGTGGTTGATTTTTTTTTCAAATAAACCGTTAAGAATCTTCTCCTGTCTTGGCCATAATGTGACACCTAAAGCGTGTTTAGCAAATTCAGAACACCTAAGAGCCATGATCTAAAGTATCAAGAGGACGAAGAACTTCTTTGGGGACAAAATAGGCAGGACGACCGCGAGCGGGATCTGCCCAATATTTTTCCTCCATCGCTTCCCTTCCATAGCACCAGCCATGGATGAGCGTGGTTTTATTTTCAATGGTAACGAGAACGAAGCGTTTTTCGGGGTCTTCGTTTTTCTGTACGATTAAATCGTATTTATGCTTACTCCTGGTTTTTACATCAATTTTGCCAGGAAGATCGGAACTTTTCCGATTTGCCTCTCTTTCTTGATACAAAAAATCCTTGAGACCAAGATGAGAAGCGACTGCCATTTCTCCTGCTGCTCCCAGGAGATGGATTTCAAGCGCTTTGTTACCGCGTGATGCGCCACGATTACGACCGCGCAGCCCTTTCGCCTCATTAACGGACTGTCTTCTCATCCCTTCTTCCATCGCTTCCTGTCTTTCTTGTTCGGAGAACGTGAAATTAATGGGCATAATCAAAGGAACAACACTTGCATCATAGCCACGTTTAGAATGAAAGCAAGTTTAACATCCAAATAAAATGGCCGAGGAATCGATTGAATTGGGTCATGTTGCTGAAAATGGTGTGCGAAATGATGGGCTTAGCAATGTTTTTACTGGCATGGGCGTCAATGGACGAGATAAAAGCCTTTCCACTCAGACTGAGCCTATTATTTTCCTGACGCAGGAAGAGCTTGAAGGACTTTATGGCGAATGGCTGCCACGTCGCATTGTTGATATTTATGCAGAACAGGCAACACGGCGTGGTTTTAAGGTGCTGTTTGGTGGAGAAGGTGCTGCTGCTGAGGAGGTTGCGGGTATTGAACAGACGGTTGAAGATCTTTATATCCTTGAAAATTTCATGCTGGCGTCTAAAAACTCCAGGCTCTATGGCGGCAGCGTGATTTTGCTGTACATCGACGATGGACGAAGGGCGGACCAACCAGTCAACAAAAACAATATTCGTTCTATTGAAGGAATGGAAGTGTTGGACAGGTGGCAAATTGCTCCTGTTATCAATGAAGAGAATTTGTACGATTATTCCAAGGCAACATATTATCAAATTATTTCTGGCGATTTAATCAATAAACCACAACTGTTTCGCATTCATAAAGATCGCATTTTACGTTTTGACGGAGATTGGCTCCCTTATCGCATTCGTCAAAGAAACTATGGATGGGGAATGAGCAGTCTGCAAACTGTTTACGACAGCTTTAAACACTACTGGACTGGCTTGCATTCTACTGCCACGTTAATGAGCGAATTTGACATTTTCGTTCATAAGATCAAGGGATTATCGCAAATGCTTGCCGCTGGTAAGGAAGGGGACGTTAGGAATCGCCTCATTCTTAATGACATGAGCAAGAGCGTTTATCGCGGCTATGCAATTGACGCGGACAAGGAAGAGCTTGAATTTCTTGGTCGTAATTTTGGAGGTATTGGTGAAATTTTAGAGAAGCTTCGTATTGACATTATTGGCGCCTCCAAGATTCCTCATACAGTATTGTTTGGCGAAAGCCCTAGCGGCCTTGGTTCTACGGGACGCAGCGAAGAAAGGGATTTCGCAAAAACTTTAGCGGACTACCAACAAGCTTCTTTCCATCGTCCTCTCAAAAAACTGATGGAATACATCATGTTGAGTTCTGATGGCCCGACGAAAGGGCGAATGCCGGATTCATGGCGCGTCCATTTCAACGATTTGTTCGAGTTGAATGAGCGCGAGAAAGCTGACGTGAGGGCTCGTGTGGCGGCTGTAGACGGGCGCTACATCCAGTTGGGAGTATTGCATCCACAGGAAGTTGCAGAGGCCCGTTACGGCGGTTCTGAGTGGAGCATGGAACTCACTCTTGATCCATCGCTCCCCCGTGAATTACCTGATCAAGGCGGCGAGAAAAAGCTTGCCGTGCCTCCTGGCGGCAGGGATCCCATGAACGAGGAGAACGGGACGCTACCAATGGACGGCACCAGGGAAGTTGCTGACGCTCAAGCAGGGTTGCTCTTAGAACGCGATCTTGAAGCCAAGCGAGGAGATGTTGTCTTCACTGATAAAGAGCTTCACAATCGTGCCGTTGCTTCAGCAAAAAGCAAATTTAATGTTTGGCCTTCTGCTTACGCCAGTGGTTATGTAGTGCAGCAATATAAGAGCATGTACAAGAAAAAGCATGGCTCGTTATCTGGCGCTTTCAAGAACGACGAAGGCGAAATTCATGCTGATGATCTTGATAAATGGTTCAAGGAGAAGTGGGTGAGGATTGGCGCCAATGGTGAAATTCTTGGTCCTTGTGGTGGACGTAGCGAAAAGGAAGGCAAGCCTAAGTGCCTACCAGAAACAAAGGCCAAAGCAATGAGTAAGGAAGAAAGGGCAACAATCGTGGCCCGTAAGCGGCGCAAGGATCCTGATGCTGAACGTAAAGGCAAAGCGAAAATGGTTAGCAGTAAAGTTGAGGACGCCATTGATCCCGTAAAACCTGAGGGAATGATCCTTGGTGATATTGACGAAGCTTCCTTCATTTCAGAAGCCGACATTGAAGAAGCTTTAAGTCAATGGAAAGAAGAAGCTCCCGAGCGTTTCAAAGACATGCTTGAGGCTGATGATGCTGAATGACCTCTCGTCGTTATCCGACACGATCCTGGCTGAAAGGCTTGATGCGGAATGGTCTTTTGATCGCGGTGCTGGCAGGTATCGCGATAAGCGAGGACGGTTCCTTAGCCGCAAAGCGGTTCAAGCGATTGTTGACAAGCGCATCGAAAAGCTTGCAACGAAACTACGTCGTTACACACAAATGCTAAGCGACGGCAATCTTACGCTTGATCAATGGCAAGCAAGCGTCAGGGAAGCTATTAAAACTGTCCATATCCAAAATGCCATCATTGGTAAAGGCGGTAGGGACAATATGACCGCAAGTGACTACGGTAAAATTGGTCAGCGTTTAAGACAGGAATATGCCTATCTTCAAGGTTTTGCGTCTGATTTATTGGAACAGCGAGCTTCATTGCCCATGGCTCTGGCGCGTGTCGGTCTTTATGCCGAAAGCTCCCGTGGCTCATATTGGCAAGGTACTGAACTACGACAACAGGAACAAGGCTATTCGTTGATGCGGCGCATTTTGGATCCACAGGCCCAGCATTGCGATGATTGCGTTCGTTACGCACGCGCTGGTCTTGTCGCAATTGGTTCTCTTCCATTGCCCGGTCAACGCTGTGAATGCCGAGCAAGATGCCGTTGTTCCGTGGAATACATGAGGCAACAACCTCCTTCTGTGCCTGCATAAAAAACGCCATTAACATAAGGCAAGCATTCTTCCTTCTAGTGGCAAAAATCCTTTACTGCGGTGATGCGTTTGTAGAAACAGGCTTTGGTCGCGTTGCTAGTCAGCTTTTGCCAAGGCTTGCTGAAAAGCATGACGTGCATGTGCTAGCAGTGAACTATTGGGGCGATTACAACGAAGAGGCCCGTAAATACAAGGTTTATCCCGCCGGTATTCATGGCAATGATCCCTTTGGCGGTCATCGCATTGCTTCTATCGTTAAGCAAATCAAGCCTGACCTGATTTGGAGCACCAATGATCTGTGGATCAATATTGGTCTTTGGAATCACATCAAAGACCTCCGTGATGAGCTTGATTTCAAGTTTTATTCATATTGCCCCATTGATTCCTACGGCATTTTTCCTGAGACAATGCCTCCAACCAACGACTGGGATGGTTTTGGCGTTTACACGGAATTTGGAGCAGAGGAAGTCAAGAAAGCTGGCTATCAAGGTGAAGTTGACATCATTCCTCATGGTGTAGACACCAGTCAATTTTTCCCATTGGACAAGCTTGAATGTCGCAAAAAGCTTGGCGTCCCTGAGGACGTGTTTATTGTGTTCAATGGCAATCGCAATCAGCCTCGTAAGCGCATCGACCTTACGATCAAGGCTTTCATTCGTTTTGCGAAAGACAAGCCTGATGCTCGCTTGTGGATGAACATGGGACAGAAAGATATGGGATGGGACTTGATTCCTTTGTTTAAGCGAGTTGCTCGCGATGAAGGCTACGACGCAACTGGCAAATTAATTCTCACGAGTCCCAACTTTGACGTTAACAATTGCCTTACCATTGAACAACTCAACCAAGTTTATGCTGCCTCTGACGTTGGTATTAACACTTGCATCGGAGAGGGTTGGGGCTTGGTAAATTTCGAGCATGCTGCAGCCATGCGTGCTCAAGTTGTGCCTGACCACACCAGTCTCAGGGAGATTTTCGATGGAGTGAGGCGCATTGATATTGAAAGCTGGGAAGTGGATAGGAATTACGGTTTGGACCGTGGCGTGCCTTCTGTTGATGACGCAGCTTCACTTCTGCAGCGTTATTACGAAGACCGCGAATTGATGGACTACGACGCAGAATGGTGTTACAACCGGGTGACAGCCCCAGAGTTTGACTGGGACAACATCGGTAACAAAATGATGAAGATTGTCAATCGCTTGGTCGGCAAAAAGAAACTTGTTATTTCTTCCGGTCGTGGCTTTGGCGTGGAGGCTGATAAATGATTGGCGTGTTGGCCTTGGTTCGCGATGAGGAACAAACGCTCCCTCGCTTCTTCGCTGAAATGGAGAAGCTTGAAGATGCGATGGATGATGAGGTTGTTTATTCGTTTTATGAAAACGATTCCAAGGACAATTCCCCTTCCATCGTTTCTAAATTTTTGCGGCAGCGGCATCGTCGCGGAAGCTTGATTTCCGAAACTCTTGGGCTACGTCGCTTTAAGGGAAGACAGAAGGAGCGCACTGAACTTATGGCAATGGGACGCAACATTGCTTTAAGTCAACTGAAGATGTTTGGTCCTGATGTGCTGCTAGTGATTGATCCTGATATTGATTTCAGCCACCAACACATTCTGCAACTTCTACCAGAGCTTGACGACAACGAAGTGGCAATGGCATGTGCATCAACAATGCAAGATGTTCCGTCTGTCTTTGGCGATAGCGAAGTGTCTTATTACGACTCCTGGGCGTTCATTGCAGGTGATGGCTCTCCTGGCATCACGTTTGCCCATTGCCCTTCAATACTGAAGGAAGATCAAGAACAATGGAAAAAGGAACAACGCATCACAGCACGCTCCGCGTTTGGAGGTATTGCAGTTTTGCGTTATGACGATGTGTTGCAGCAAAAAGCTCAATGGGACGGAGTTAGTGGTTGCGAGCATTGGTCTTTTTGTAAAGCCATGCTTGAAATTGGCGATATTGTAGTGAGGGCTGATGTCAATCCAATGGTCATTCACGGCACTTCCACCACTTTTAGGGCTCCAACGTCTGAATACGCCGAGCAAGTCAAGAAAGCATTCATTGAACACAATGGAGGAAAGGCATGAGGATCATCTTCCGCACCACTGATAAAGTGTTTGGCATTCACGCCAGGCATCGTTATTTCTCAAATGACAAAACTGAAGTGGCGATTCGTTGCTTCAATAGCATGCTGAAAAGCATTGGTGATCGTCGCGATGAATGCGAAATTGTTGTTGTGGCTGACAAGAGTTCAGATCGCTTGCTTAATGCCGTGAAAAGTTGCGATCAATTGATTGAACGCAATTACAGCGGACTAAAGGAAAGTATTCTCGATTCCTTTTCCATCGCAAACCAAGAACCAAAAGACTGGACTTTCTTTGTCGAGGACGACTACCTCTTCTGGGACGGAGCGTTTGATCGTTTACTGTCAGACGCAAAGGGCCAGTTCGAGCGTGGCATTGGCTTCAGGGATTATCCGGGAATTGTCCTCCATCCATCAGACTACTCTGACCGCTACACGCGAGAATCAGACGTGAGGAAGAAAGGACATATCATGAGATCAGACGAAACTTACTATCGTCAAATTTACAACACAACAATGACAGCGTTGATGAATCGTTATGCTTTAGAGCAAGCGTCAAAAGAAATGGTGCCTTTGATGGAAGGACATAATCAAGGTCAAGGATTTGATGCAATCTTTAGCAAACTTTATGGCCAAGAAAACATTCTTTGCATTAGTCCAATCCCGTCATTTGCGTTTCATTTAGACAATCACAACACGCCACCGCCTTTTATTGATTGGCACGCGATGTGGGAGGAAGCAAATGTTTGACGAGGGAGGGAATAAGCTTTTTGCGGAGGTTGCAAACTTTGCCGTTGTTTATGGCGAATATGGTTGTGGTGAATCAACCAAATACATTGCCAAGCACACTGACGCACGCATTATTGCAGTTGACACCAGTAAGGAATGGGCAGATCGTACACGCCCTGCAATCAATGATCGTCACAACGCATTGATTTGTCATGTCGATTGCGGTCCAGTTGGCGATTGGGGACGCCCTTTGAATTTGGATTTCAAAGATAGGTTTCATGTCTATCATTATTTTCCATGGTCCCTTGAAAAGTCCAGCCCAAACGTAGTGTTGATCGATGGAAGGTTCCGTGTGGCTTGTTTTCTCGCGACATTAATGAGAGCAAAGCCTGGTACGCAAATCTTGTTTGACGATTATTGTGACCGTCCTCATTATCACGTTGTAGAAAAACTTATTGTTCCTGCACGCACTAGCGGACGCATGGCCTTATTTGTGCGACCTGGATTTGTCAAGAATGGACAAGTGCAACAATTGTATAATGAATACAAGCACGATATTGATTAGCCATGACTGCAAGGCAAAAGCGCGAAAAAGTTAGGACTGTAATGCGTGAATTTGAGGCTGGTACGTTGAAAAGCAGTAGTGGTGAAGCGGTGAAGAATCGCAAGCAAGCGATTGCAATTGCACTTAGCGAGGCTGGTCTAAGCAAAGAAGGCAAGAGTGATGAGTATTGGGATGGCTATTGCGAGGGCATGCTGGGAAAGAACTGAGGGGCGACGCCGAATCATTCGCCCCTCCATCGTCTGTAAGAGCTGCAGCGCGTCGTGGTTTAGAGCTTCGCAAGAAGCATAAGAAAGGAGGACTGTCCACGCAAGAGGCAGGTAAGCAGGGTATTGGTAGTGGAGTAGCACGCGCCTCTGATCTTGCTGGTGGTGGTAAGGTTAGTTACGCCACAATCAAGCGCATGGCAGCATTCTTTTCCCGTCACGAGAAAAACAAAAGCGGAGGAGAGGATGATGCGGGTTATATTGCATGGCAACTTTGGGGCGGAGATGCGGGGCGTTCTTGGGCAAATCGAATCATTAAAATGATTGAAAGTCGCAAGAAAAAATCATGAGCGAAAACATTAAGTCAATGGAAGAAGAACAGGGTATTGGCATCATGCAAGCTCTTGCAATTCTTTCAGCTCATGAACATCGCGCTACGCCTAACTGGAAGCTTGTAGAAGAACAGCGTTTTAAGAGCGGAAGGCTTGACGAAACTCATATCTTCGTTGAAAGTTTTTATGACAAGCCCGATGAGCATTTCACGCCAATTAAGATGTTGGTTTTTGAGGCCGAAGCAATTGCCAAGGCTTATGTGATGGAAGACCTTGAAGAGCAATTAAGCGCAATTCAGGATGAGGACGACGAAGACTGAGAAGCGTTGACGACAAAGCTTGGATAGCCACCAAGCCAAAGAATACTGACGCCAAACAATCCGCTCATTACGCGAATCTGCAGGAAGTCAGGTTGAATTTCTGCCTTCTCTAATCGTGAAATGGTGCTTTGGCTGCAGTGTAAACTATCTGCCACTTCTTTTTGTGACAGCCCAGCATTAAGACGCGCTAGTTTAATACGAGAGGCGATAACCGATTTAGCCTCTGCATAGGAAAGCTTTAACACGTCTGTTTTGCTAGCCAAAAGTTTCATTTATGCGCTATTGCATAACTTCTTATATTGTACCACTTTCTATCGTCTATTCTTAACTCATGGGCGACACATGTTTTCGCTACGATGTAGCGCCAATTGAGAAATACGAAACCACGCCTGAGGGTTATCTTCGTGCGTGGGCTACTATTGCTCGTACTGGTGTTCAGCATTACACCGATGCTGACGGTTCAGTGCGGCGCGAATATCGTCCCGAAACTGAAGTGGCGTCCCCTGAGAGCCTGACTTCCTTTGGAGGCAAGGCCATCACTTTCGAGCATCCTCCAATTCTGCTTGATTCCGAGAACACCAAAAAATATCAAATTGGTTTTACCGGCACTGATATTGTTTACGACAACGGCTTCGTCCGTGCAGTCATGACAATCACGGATCAAGAAGCAATTGATCGCATTATGCGAGGTGATGCAAAAGAAGTGAGTGCAGGTTATAGGGTTGAATATGATCCTACGCCTGGCGTTACTGAAAATGGCGAACACTACGATGGAATTCAAAAATCCATCAATGGTAATCACGTCGCCGTTGTTCGGAGAGGCCGTGCAGGCCCTCAGGTGAAGCTTCATCTGGATCGACTAGATGCCGCTGATCCCTCTTTAATCCAAAATACCGGAGATCGACTAATGACCGCTAAGGTTGTGTTCGATGGCGCCGAGTTTGAGGTGAGCGAGAGCGTTGCTCTGGCGATCACTAAAGAACGCGAAGACGCCAAAATGTCCTACGAGGACATGAAAAAACAATACGACGAAATGACGGCCAAGGCTTCCAAAATGAAGGAAGACATGATGGCCATGGAAAAAGAAATGAAGGGCAAGGCTGATTCCGCTGAGGGTCGCGCTGATGCGTTGGCTGAGGAAGTTGAAAGCCTTAAATCTGAACTCGAAGCTGCTAAGGAAGTCAACCTTGATTCCCTGGTGAAAGAGCGTGTGGCCCTGATCGATAAAGCTCGT